GCCGTAGATGCTGGCCGTGCTGCCGTCGGAGCGGACCGCGTCGAGGTAGATCGGCTGGCCGTCGTCGTCGCGCAGACCACGCAGGCTCCGACGCAGGAACCGACCGGTGAAGGCCGAGTTGACGTCGAACTCGTTGTCCTCGACGATGCCGAAGACCTCGTTGAAGTCCGCGACGAGGTCGGTACGACCACCAGCCGTGCCGTCACCCTCACCGACGACCTGGTAGTTGCCAGCGGCGATTGCGCCGGGGACCAGAGCCGGGTCGATCCAGGTGGCAGGCTTGTTGGTGCCGAAGAAGACAGCGGCATCGAGGATGCGACCGAACTCCTGGCTCACCAGCGGCCGGACTTCACCCCAGATGTCGAAGTTGCTGTCAGCGAGGGTGTTCTCGTGGACCGGGACGATGACCGCAATCTCTTCGGCGACCAGTTCCTTGTTGGTCCAGCTCACCTTGGAGGTAGGCTTGATGCCGGTGGCTTCGGAGGCGTCGCCCTGGGTGACCCAGCCAGCGGTCGGGATGGCGCTGAGGACCGGCATGCGGGCCACACCAGCACTCATGCGGATGGTCCGGAACGCGGCCAGCGCTGCCGACTGAGCGGCGTCAGGCTTGATGATTTCGTTGATGTCCTGACGCGCCAGGAGAGCCAGGGCGTCAGCACGGGTGATGTCAGCCATTGGACTGACTCCTTTCTGGCCAAGTGGCCGGTGGGGGTATTGAGCTTGCCCCCACCGGCGGACCAGAAGGGGGTGTTACTTGCCTGCCGCTGTCCTCAGGAGGACGTTAGGGTCCACCTTGCCAGGAGCGGGAGATGCCGACGCTGAGCCAAGTGCCGTTGATGTGGCCGAGGGGTTAGCCTTGTGCCAGTCCTTGACGAGCGCCGCGATGTCCTTGTCGGTCTCGAACAGGTCCCTGGTGAAGGTCCTGCTGTCGAGCGCCTTACCTACCGGGCCTCCTGCTGCCTGCAGGAACGCCTCCAGCCGGTCGTACCGGGTCTGGAGAGTCTCGATGGCCTCCTTGGTGGGCCGAGCCTTCAGCTCGTCCTCCAACTGGGTGACCTGTGCACTCTTGGCACGCAGTTCGGCAAGCTCAGTCTTTGAGGCTGCAAGCTGCTGCTTCTGGGATGCGAGGGTCTTGACCAGAGGGTGGTCATCGGGAAGCTCGATGGGCTTCTCGGGGGTGCTGGCTGGCTGCTGCTCACCGTTACCTCCCGTTTCGGGAGTGGTGGCCTGCTGCTGGCCTGGCTGCTCCTGACCGTCCGTTTCGGGCGTGGAGCCGTTGGTACTGTTGGTGGTATCTGTGGTAGGCATTTCGCCGTCCCTCCTCATAGTATAGCTGATAAGAGCTTGCAGCGCAAGTCCTCTTGGTAACCTGGCCAGATTTAGGACCTGACCTGGGGTTCTTCCTCCTTGGAAGTCTTTTGGGAGCTAGCCGGTAACGGGAGTCATGGCCTGGAGCTTGTCTCTCACGTCGAAGTAGTACTCCTGGTGCAGGTTGCCGTCTGCCTTGGCTACGAGCTGCACCGTGTCGTCGATAGTTGGCTCCGAGAGAAGAACGCTGTAGTCCTCTGAGTCCTCGTAGCCCTCTTGCAGAGTGGGGCCTACCTTGTCTTCTACCACTTGACGGGCCTGATTGAATGTAATCACTGGTGGACTCCTTATTTCTCGAATGCTCTGACTATGGTTGGTGCTGGTCTGAGGTTGTCTACCCGGAAGAACCTCACCGAATGTGGAGTGTATGCGTACTTGTCAAACTCTAGGTCACGCAAGTACCGGGCAGTAACGTCTGCACTGGCATTATACACCTGCCCCTCCACAAACACCACCTTTCCATCGATCTTCTCAGCGTTCCAGATGTGAGCGCCACCACCCTTCCAGGGGCCAATGACCTGGAACCTGGCCCCATCCGGCTCAGCACTCATAGCATCTATAAGGGTCTTGGGGTTGGAAGCATACGTGAGGTTGGGGGCCTTACCGGAGTTGGGGTCTATCCAGTTGTTAGTAATCCATTTGTCGGTCTTGTCGGCTGCCTTGCCTGCTGGGGCAGCTTTCACATCGAACCCTCTGCGACGCATCTCTACCGCGTTGGCGACACGAGTACAGTTGATCCCGTAGTCCTCATTGGTGAAGCCATTGATGTTATTGCGCTTCATCCAAGTCTTGTTCTTGGGGTTAGCGCCACCCTTGGCTACAGCAGCCTTGAGGTCCTTGGGAGTGCGGGCCAGACGTGGCAGAAGCTGGACTGCCCTGCCCCCTTCAATAGACCCGGCCACACCTGAGGCGGGAACGGAGGCGGCAGCCTTCCTAGCGGCCTCAGTAGCCTTGCGAGCTGCTTCGGCTTCACGCGCCAGCTTAGCGGCCTTGGCCTGGGCTGCCTTAGCTGCCTTGGCTTCCTTGTCCTTGAGGATGAGTGCACGCAGCTCAAAACGTTCGTTGTCAGCCTTGATGTACTCAGGCAGTGTGCGGAGTTCTGTGATGTTGACTCCTGGGTTAGACCTAACGATTTCGGTCAGCTTAGTGTTGGCCGCGTCGTGCCTAGCTATGATATCCTTGATAGGCAGGGCCGACAGGTCTTCCTTAGTCTTGGTCCACTTGGGGTCCATGACCACTGAGCCATCCGGCATCAGCGTGCCCTTGTATTTGACCTGGCTCCGTAGCGTGGGGATGAGTGTGCAGCGCCCATTAGGGTGGTCACGGATGTTGGGGTCCTCCACCACGAGACCTTCACGACTGAGGCAGTAGTCGCAAGTGCGCTTGCTCTCCTCACTCCCCCAGACCATCACGATCAGGGGAAGGTCAGCCGTACTGTCCCACTGGTTCTTCCAGTAGGCACTTACAGTCTCGGTGCGGGCTAGGCGCTCCAGCCTACGGTAGCTCTTGTCCAAGCCAGCGTGGAGCATCTGCCGAGCAACGTCCCGGGCATTCAACCCAGCAGCAATGCTAGCCCGGATAGCAGCTTGCTTCATCTCGTCGTACACCACACCGGCACGAGGACTCAGCTCCAGCATCTTAGGCACTGGGAAGTCCGCCAGGGCACCAAGGCTAGCGGCCTGTCCACCCAGCTTGGCGATGAGTGCTACGCTGTCCTGCTGGAACTCGTTGATGTAGGCAGCAAGGTCGTTCTGGTGCTTGGGCACACCAGCCAACCAGCGGAGGTAGAGAGCACGTAGCTCTCGCTCCATCCGGTTGGTGGGTACCTGAGGCATGGGTCAGTCCTTACAGAGGCAGTAGTCGCAGTTGTGGCCGTGAGTGCAGTCCTGGTGGCACCCTTGGTGTCGGCAGTCACACATGGTTAGGCCGTGGCCTTCTGGCGCTGACCGGGGTTCTGTGCGTAGCTGGCAACCTGCCCTGGTGTGGCCGGGAGGCCTGTCTGTCCGAGAGCTGTCATGTCGGTGGGCTGGCCGGGTACCGAGCTGACCGGAGCCCCAAGGCTGTCATCCAGGTAGTCGTTGAGGTCCACACCTGGGGTGACCACGCTGGCAATGTAGTCCAGCGGGTAGCCCATCTGGCTGAGGCTGATACCATGCTGGTCGAGGGACTCCTGGAGCAGGTCGTCAGAGGTGTTCCACAGCTCGAACTCCTTCTCCGTCTTGCCATCGACCTCGACTGTGCGCTCGACTCCGAGCAGCTGAGCCAGTTCCTTGAGCTGAGGCTCCAGGTCCTCACGCATACGAGCGATCTTGTTGTTGAACCGCTTGCTGAGCACCTTCAAGGCCACACCTGTGGGCGGTACTCCCGAGCCAGGCTTGAAGTAGTGCTGGGGGATGCCGCTGGCCTGGCTCACCTTGTCGATGATGCTGTCGTGGTAGGAGATCATGTCACCAATGGTGGGCGGGTCCAGCTGGCCGAACGGTCCCTCGCTGGAGGTGGTGAAGATGCGGCCATTGGCCCCGTCCTCACTGCGCTGCTCAGTCATGGCGTCGGAGCTGGGCTGAGCACTGGCAGGCAGGTAAGGGTTGGTGGGCGGGATCTGCACGTTGAGCAGGTACCAGAAGGGTCGGGCGTACATCTCAGCGACGACCGTCTGGTCGATGATGCTGTGGTTGGCCCGGTCCTGCAGGGCTGCCAGCGTTGCACCGAAGCCCTTGTCGTCCAGGGCGAACCTGAACAGGGTGTTACCGTGCTTCTCCTCGACGAACTTGTAGTTGTCCCTGTCAGCAGCCGCGAAGTCCTCAGGCACAGGCTTGGCAAACAGCCGTGTACGCCCATCACTGTAGGCGAACGTTACGTAGTCCTGCATGGTGGCTAGGGAGCGAGTGTAGATGGCAGCGACCGTGTACTGGCCGTCACTGATCATCTCGTAGTGTTCGGGGAAGTGAGGAGTGCCAGCGGAGTCCACCACCACTGGACACTCCCCACGACTAAGGAGAGGCACCAGCACATTGCTGAAGCCCCTCAGCTCTTCGGGTACGGGAACGAGGTTTTCCGCGTACAGGTCAATGACGGCCTTGTAGATGTTCTCAGAGGTGTTCTGGCTCTTGAGGTCCGGGAAGGCCTCAGCTACGTAGTTCTCCCAGTTCTTGCCGTGGAGGGTGTAGCTCATCTTGCCGTTGTAGTAGGTAGCGTAGGTGGGGCTGTCCCTGCCGAGCAGGTAGGCCTCAATAGAGGCTAGGCCCTGGGTCTCCTGGCCGAACGCGTCCAGTGTTGTAGACATGTTATGATCCCATCTTGAAGTAGTCGGCCTTGCCGTTGTTGATGGCCTGGGTGAGGGCGTCCACGTCATCGTCGTGAGCGCCGAACGGGAAGTCGCGGAACTCCTGGAACATGCTCTCGTCGTAGACGGTGTCGAGCACAGCAACGTGGCCCTGGTCGATGACCGGCTGAGCTGCCAGCGCTCGGGCCTCCTTGCTCCCCTGAGGGCTAACAGGCTTGATGAGTGCAGCACGCTTCTTGAGGCTGTCAATGACAGCAGCCCCGTTAGCTGTCTTCTCTACGTAGATGCGGCTGGTCTGGGGCCAGCGTGCAGCCATCTGCTGAACCTTGGTGAGTGTCTCCGTGAAGGTGTAGCGCCCGTGCACTCGGTCGACCAGGATCCACTTGAGGCCGATGACTGCGTACACGTGTCCGGCCACATAGTCACCGCTGGTGCTGCTTGTGCCCCGCTTGGACTTGCCTGGAGCCGCCCCGAACGTGAGGTCCCAGCTCTGGATGACCAAGGCCCGGTCGAGGGTCTGCATGCTGCCGCGCTCACCTTGGAACACGACCTGGTCCCAAGGGATAACGTCCATCTTGTCTACGTTGATATAGCTGCCCCCAGTGACCTGTGGGTCACCCTGATAGAGTGCCTGCCAGACGTAGGTGCCCACGGCTGATTTGATCAGCTCCCAGGACCTCTCGCTCCGGTTCTGCACTGAGGGCAGCCATTCCCCGACCTCTCGACCTAGTATGTCGAACCTCCCGTACATGTCGGGAGTAGGACCATGTGTGGCCTGGGCAGGTATATTGATGTACTGGGCCTTGAGAGCCTTCTGTACATGGGCAATTAGATCATCCTTGTGCCAGCGAGTAGCAATAACGATGATCTGGCTGAGGGAGGCCATACGAGTCAGGACCACCGAGGAGAACCACTCGACTGTAGTCTCCCGGATGGTCTCACTCTGGGCCTCTTGCATGTCCTTGATCGGGTCGTCAATGACCGTCATGTCGGAGCGGAAGCCTGTCATGGCGCTACCTCGACCAGCAGCCAGGAGGCCACCACCTTCACGAGTCTCCCAGCGCTGCACACTTGACGATCCCTGAGCGAGTGGAGTCCAGGCCTGCACCAAGCCACGGATCTGCCGGGAGACAGCGTTCGCACGTGCCTGGCTGTACGTTGCGTACACTACCTTCAGCCATGGATTGCGGACAAGCTGCCAAGCGATGTAATGGACGATCCAGGTCGTCTTACCTTCCTGAGGAGGCGTTGAGTAGGCCACACAGCTCAGACTAGTGTTGAGCGCTTCAGGGTCCATACTGTCAGTAAGGACAGCAGTCAGCGCGCTCGACCGGATGCCGCTAGCTACGCAGAACTGCGTGAAGTCTGTGACGACATCCTCGTACTCATACGTGATGAACTCGTGCTCAGCAAGCATTGCACTCACCTCGATTACGTGCAAAAATAATCACATGACAAACACAATCAGAATCACCAGAGACTTCTTCCACGTCACCGTTGAGGGTCGTGAGATCCCGGTCGCTAAGGAAATCGGCAAGGATCGCCTCACTGAGGCTCAGGCCATCGAGAAGGCTATCCGCATTGCAGCGGCTCGGAAGAAGCTCAGCTAGCACGCTTGCTCACCTCGATGGCAACCTCGTCCACGCTGATTCCTGGGAACGCCTTGAGCAACCTGGCAGCCTCACGAGCGGTCTGCATGCGCACTCTGCGAGTGTCTACCTCCTCAGACCCTCCAGTCACCTCCTGGAGCAGCCGCAGAATGGCTAGAAGCTCCTGCTCAGCCTTGTGCAGCTCCTGGACCCAGACGCTGGTAGCAGCGCGCTTGGTGCGTGTCTCCTGGCTACCACTCTTGGACTGAACTGTGCCCTCGATGTCGTACTCGGTAACGACGTGGGTCTCGGTGAGGGTACCGATGTGCTTGTTGACCGAGTCGCCACTGATCTTGATACGCAGGGCCATGATGTCGGTAAGCTTGTTGCGTGCGAGCTTGGTCAGCTCCTGCTCCACTGAGATGCCGCTAGTGTCCGAGCTAATGCCCCATAGCACTGCTGCCTGCTGGCTGACGCTTGCACGCTTGCCTGCCCGGACACTAGCGGCTGTACCTCCACCGTGGCTCTTACAAACAGTCAGGCCCGTGACAGCCGGACGTTTACACGACGACCCGGACGTCGTGAGAGCCGAGCAGGTACGACCCTTGCCAGCAGGGACAGAGTCCTTGCGGCTGGTGGGCTTGCGCTGCTGGGGAGGCATGCCCTAAAGCATACCAGCTCTAGCCCCCAGGCGCAAGCTCACCGGCCACACGTGACACCATACCCGGACCTGACCTAGCAGTACTAGGACTCCTGCCCCAGCCGCCTGCCACGGGCAATACCAGCCTGCACTCCAGCCTCAATGAGGCCCTGCACCACAGACCACTGCTTGAGTGACAGCGTGACGTTAGGACCACGGTCAACCACGGTCAGGGCGATCTGCCTCACCACGGGGTCAACGTCTGGCAGACCCAGCATCTCGTCGAACACCCGCTTGATGGATTGCACGTCTCCGAGCATCTCCTGACGCATGGTCTCCTGTGCTGGTGTCAACGTGGTAATAGTCGCCTGCCGCAACCTCGCGTTCTCCCGTTCGAGCCGTTCAACGTCGGCGGCAGCGGAAGCGAGGGCGCACTTGAGGCGGTAGATCATCTTCGGGTCACTGGGTGCGTTTTCAATGTCGCACCACTCACTGAGGCGGCGATTCGCCTCCGCGATCAGGTCGTCGTTACTCATCGGTGACCTCCACCCACTCGGATACGGTGCGGCGGACCACCTTGATATTCGGGTGCCCTCGCCGCTGATTCCAGCGCACTGACTCTTCCGATCCTGTGAAGTGCGGCTTCGGGAACGAGTCGAGCATCGAGTCCGACAGCCCCCACTCGACCGCCCCGGCTACCGGCTGTGCGGCAAGGTGGGCGATCACGGCGTCAATTCCGGCACCGACCTTCGTCCCCTTCGGAGCGATCCCACGTCCGATCTCCTTACGCTTGGCCTCCCACGCTTCCGTTAACACCTCGATCAGTGCCTCCCGGTCGATCTGCACCGGCTCCGGTTTCGCCAGCCTCGCCCTCAGCTCGGCGTTCTCCCGCTCCAGCTTCCCGTACTCGTCCTTGCAGACTTCCAGCTGCTCGCGTGCGTCGTTAGCGCCCATCAGATGTGGAAGTAGTGGTTGGGCGACACGGCCAGGTAGATCGGGCGGATCCACATGGTGAAGATGCCGAGGATGCACCACTCCATCACCCAGGAGTGACCCCGCTGCTGCCGGACGTACTGTGCTCGATCCCGACTCTGCTTGACAGGCTGCTCTGCCTGACGCCGTACTGCCGGAATGGGCTCGAAGCCAGGTTGCGCTTCCGGCTGGTTGTTGATGCTCATGAGGGGTGGACTCCTTAGTGTGATTTCTAGTTGTGAGTGCCAGGGAGCTGGTGTCAGTTACTGAGTCAGCTACAGGGTTGGATACCTTGGTGACTGGTTGACCTGGGTAGCCAGCTCCCTGGCTACCGCCAAGCTTAGCACACCTCCGGGGCCGCCACAAGTCCGATTTCTCCCTAGTGATAACTACGGCCATCGTGCTACCAAGCCTGCGGAGCCAGACTACGATGGCGTATCCGAGGAGGCCGTCAGGCCGGTATCGAGGATGCGTCACTCTGAGTAGCTGTCGCGGAAGTCATGCGTGCCGATGGTCTCTGGCCACACTCCCAGCCCTCAGTTAGCTCCTACGGAGCACTTCGGGTAAGGAGAGAGATGATATTACAATATAGCGCGCGCGTTTTTAAAAGTTAGGGAAATCGTCACGGCGGCTGGTGTCCACTTGCGGATTGTGGCTGCATGAGGCATACTGTGGAACACAACTACACGGCCTAAGGGGGCACCAGCATGAATTCACTATCGGGAGTGAAGCACCAGGGGATCAACAGCACCAAGGCCCAAGCTTGAATCAAGACAGGCGTGCGACAGCACAGGTCTGCATCGAACTCATGAAGGAGTGTGCAGAGACCGGCTGGATCAGCGAGGCATCTCATGTGGCCTTGCTGGGGGCTGTCGCAGCCATGAAGTCCGCTGAGTACTGGTCTCTTCGTAACCAGTCCAGGCACGAGGGTCGCAACGCAACAACCGACGAGCAGATCGCCGTCAGCAGGGTGGCATTACCAGCCTTGGAGCTGGCTCACATTGCCCTTGCTGAGGAGGACTACGACATGGCGATCGACCAGCTCACCCTAGCAATTACTACGGATGGGAGAAAATCCAAACAGGATTTGCGCCGGAAGTCAAACTAGCGCAAACTTGACTTCAACAGGCCACACCACACAAGGGAGCACATTATGAAGTACCGCATCACGTTTGACACCAGCTCAGACCGGCACTCTTCTGAACGCAAATGTATCCTGGTGTCTGCCAACCTGCTTCCTGAGAAGATTGCCAACTTGCAGGTCCGGGGGTTCATCATCTTCTCCGTTTCCCAGTACATCTAGACAGCCCACCAACCACCCATCTAGACAAGGAGTCCACCACATGTCTGAAAAGAAGATCGATCTAATCGCTCAGCTCCTGGCCAAGGCCGAGAGCACCACTCCTGAAGAGGCTGAGGCCCTCACTGAGCACGCCGAGCGTCTCATGGTCAAGTACGCTATTGACCAGGCCGTCATCGACGCTCGTCGTTCCAAGGCGGGCCAGGACAGCGAGAAGATCATCCAGGAGCGCATTGACTTCAGCGGAGCATACCGGCTGGAGTACGTGCACATCGGCCACATGGTGGCCAACGGCCTGGGTACCGTGCAGTGCATGATGTCGACCTACAAGAACAAGTCGGCGTCGCTGTACCTGATTGGCTTCGAGTCGGACGTGCAGCAGGCCAAGGTCCTCATCGCCAGCCTCCAGGTGCAGGCAGCCGTGGCTACTCGTGCCTGGTGGAAGCTCAACAAGAGCGACTTCCTCCACCTCACACCGTACGACCAGGAGGCAGCGCGTCGCAGCTTCACTAAGGGGTTCGGTACGGGAGCTGGCCAGCGCATCGCGGCCAGTCGTCAGCAGGCTGTACAGGAGTCGGGTTCGGGTACCGAGCTGGTCCTTGTCAGCCGTGCCAGCAAGGTCAAGGAGCACTTCGACGGCCTGGCCAAGGGCACACGGCAGGCCCGACCCAGCAAGGGCAGCTACACGGCTGAGACCCACGGATACCGCGCTGGCAAGGAAGCCAACACTGGTGAGAAGGCAGTCAGCCAGGGTCGAGGCATCTCAGCCTGAAACTGGATTTGGTGTGGCCCTGACAATGGGGTTAAACTTCTAACTACAAGGCCACACCAACCAAGGAGCACCCAATGAACCGCACAGTCGAAATCGCCAAGGCTCGTGAAGTTGACACCAGGATCGCAGCCGCGTGGAGCGAGTACCACATCGTGGCCGACAAGGTGGCAGACGCCAAGAAGAGCATCAGCAACAACGAGAAAACGATCAAGATGTACATGGGTCGCCGTAACGCTGAGCATGTCATCAACTCCCTTACCCGCCGGAACGCAGACCTGGAATCGATGGTAGCTGAGCTTACCGTCCAGGCCGCGCTGCTGGCTGAGAACGCTCAGGCCATTGACGACGCTGAGTACACTGGCTGGACCCGCTTCTTCCTCGTCAAGCACATCCACAATACGACCCACTGCTCCTCGTTCCGCCCCACCACCCGAATCGGCTGGCTCCCGGACGTCTCGGGTCTCACTGAGGTTGAGGCAGTCAAGGAGCATGGTGAGACGCTCTGCACCATCTGCTTCCCCAGCGCTCCCACTGAGCTGACCACCAAGCAGGCACCGGCCGACCAGTGCTCCGGTTCTGGCAAGGCTATCGACTGGAGCCTGCCGAACCGACGCGGCTTCTACTCAGGCAACTGGGCCACCTGCCCGGACTGCCAGGAGCGGGTCTCTATCACGAACAGCAGCCGTAGCATCCGTAAGCACAAGGCGTAACCCAAATAGGGAGGGCCGAAGCCCTCCCTTCTATCCAAGGAGAGTGCAATGAAGAACATCAATTGGTACGAAGTCCAGACAGCGGCCTTCACCGCCATCAGGCTCAACTTCCCGGTCAGCGTGCTGGACATGCTGGCAGCCGACGGCAGCGACACTCCGGTCAGCGGAGACGCCCTGGTGCAGGCCAAGGCGGTCACCCAGTGAACGCACTCGGAGCAGCGGGGGGTATCATACTGTGGTTAGGTGCCAGCTTCCTGGCGTCGGTCACCTGGTCCGCCCTGGCAACCCACTTCAAGTCCAAGAGGATGTAGCACCAAGGCCACACCTAGTTCCTTAGCGCTGCTAGGTGTGGCCAGCCCCTTGCGGGGAAATTGTCAATGCGCTAAACTGGGTTAGCTGGTGCCCCATACCAGCCCCACGTCCCCAAGGAGGACACATGCTGCAATACAATTCTGACGACATGGTATTGGCCCTGGCCAGCGCTCCTGTCGATTCACGGACAGGTAACCGTGTAATCTACTCAGTCAACTGGGTAGCTACTCGGGACTCCATGATCGGTAAGGTCAACGAGGACTGGGTCCGCCGTGAGCTGGACTGGTTCAAGTCCGGCAGTGACCTGCTGGAGGACATGGAAGGCCCTGTGCCTCAGCTCTTCCAGGCCTGTGCAGGCTGGGACGGTAAGGTCAATAGTGCCTACGGGTACATCCTGTTCGGCCAGGGGGACCGCCTGCCAAGCCCCCCGACGCTCTTCTCCAGGGTGGTGCGCACCTTCGTAAACGAGGGACCGGCCACTCGACACGCAGTAGCCATCATCAGCGACCGTGACATCCACGAGATGGCCAGCTACAACGGTCGTAACGACTTCATCTGCACGAACGCCCTCAACTTCATGATCGACGATGACAACCAATTGCACATCATCGCCCAGATGCGGAGCATGGACGCGGTCTTCGGCTATCGTGCCGACTACTCCATGTGGAACTACCTGATGACTCACCTGCTGCACGAGCTGGAGTTCGTCTTCCCCCACCTCACGAGGGGCAACATCACATTCCAGGTGGCCAACCTGCACGTCTACCCTCGTCACTTTGAACTGCTCCAGCATGAGGCGGACCGCGTGTACGATGAGCAGGAGCGAGTGGCACGTAGGCAGTGGATGAGTCCCGAGCAGCGTGCAGCCCTGGGAGACCAGGCATGAACCCCTGGGAGATCATTGGCACTGCCCTAGGCTGGTTCCTCCTGGTGCTTCTGGTGCTGGTGGTGCTGATCGTACTTGCTGGTGTCGTAGTAGCTGTCATAAATGGCATGCGGCAGTGGTTCAAGCCCAAGCCTCAGGGCCTGAGGGCAGTGGACAGGCCCAAGCCAGTCCGCCACCGACGGAACAAGTAACTCATACTTCCCCTGGTCTGCTGTCTATACGTAGGCCAGGGGGAGCACCACCAGAGAGTGAAATCTAATGCAGTCAAAAGAAATCAAGCTAAACGGCGGACCGTGGCATGGCAGGGTCCTCAGCATCCCCGCTGAAAAGGACCACTTCCACATCGTGGGACACGAGCTAACTCCTGCTGAGTTCAGCGCAGAGGCAGAGACACCAGTAGAGACCGTGCATGGTATGTATTCGGTAGTCAAGGGTGAGCCGAGTCAGTTCGAGTGGGATGGGTGGGTAGGACATTGAGCAACGAGCACATCGAGCTGTTGCCTAAGGCACCTTCCAAGTGGCTGTACCCTATCTACGTGCCAAGTTACACACGGGCAGGAGTGGCACCGTTCTTGAATCTCCTGGCTGAGGCCCCCCGCACGATACGTGACAAGGTGCACGTGATTGTCCGCCGTGAGGAGCTGGATGACTATCGTGTTGCCTACCCTTGGGCTAAGTTTGCTGTGGTCAAGCTCCCAGGCCTGGGGCCCGCCCGTATGCGTGCCCTCAGGGATGCCGACCGCCGAGGGTACAGGCGTATCCTTATGGTGGACGACGACATCCGAGCTGTATCACTGTTGCAATGCACAGTCAACCCCAAGGGTGAGCGCTACGCTAAGCGCTACAGCCCCTCAGTAAGTGGGCTGACAGCAGTCGAGAACATGTACCGCACACTAGCAGTCACCTGCAAGGTTACTGAGGGCATCTTCAAGCTGAGGCCACACGTCTCTTATGGTGCAGTTCGTAACGCGCTGTTCAGCGGCCCAGTGGCCGACCCAGACGTCGCTGGTCAGGTGTTCAAGCAGAGCTTCCCGTCCTGTGTCATGATATTCGACCTGGAAAGGTTCCCTATCCGTAGACTGCCGAGGGAGTTCCACTTCTACGGTGAGGACCTGGCCATGTTCCTGGCTAACATCACCTCAGGTGGGGAGTCGTTCCAGATGCCATGTGTGGCCTACGACCAGTCAGTAGCCCTAGAGACCACCATACCCCTGGACCCCACCGACTCAGTGGGCCGTCGGGTGGACATGGACAATGCCGGAGTGCACTACCCCAGCATGAGACCCTACCTCAGGGAGTCCGTCCGCAACAAGGCTGGAGGCGTGATGCGTATCGGTATAAACTGGAAACGGTGGAACGCTGATACCGGCAACACGCAGACAGAGATTCCGCTAACGGCTGCACTAGCAGCATCTAAGAAGGAGAGCAAGTAATGTTCATTGCGTTTGAAGGCCCGGACAACACGGGCAAGTCCACCAGCGCAGACCGCCTGTCGTACAATGGCCAAGGGTTCTACAATGCCACCAAGGCTATGCACGAACTCCACCAAGAGATCATCAGGGACGAGGGTGACGTCCCGATCACCTACGACCGTATTGACTGGTTCACCCACATGGTGTACCGGCTGTCACTGCCCGATAAGGACTGGAACGACGAGCGTCCTCGTACTGTGTTCGCCATGCCGGACACTCACCTCGTGGTCAAGCTGCACCACCCTCAGCTAGCAGAGCTGATCAGCGACGAGCTGTATGAGACAGGTACCCTGGCTCGGGTGAACCCCATGTACTACTACTTCGCCGACTTCTTCATGCACCTCAACCGACAGCAGAACTACTCCCTGTTCAAGAGCGTGAGCATAGTGGAGGTCATGAACGACCCCAGGCACCCTGGCACCTTCTCCCAGCGGCTACAGGCCTTCGACAGCCCTGCGTTCGAGTTCGGCAGCCAGGCCGAGAAGTTGGTTGACAGCGACGAGAAGCTGCTGGAGTTCCTGCGCTATGAAGAGCAGCAGCGCTTCTAGAGAGCAGCATCCCCACTTCGACCACCTGTTGAAGCTGGGGGTACTGGCCAGGAGGTCTAAGGACAAGAGCCTGTCCAAGGCCACACGTATAGAGGCAGCAGCCGAGGTGCTACGGTACCGCGACGAGGGCCTCATCCAACAGAAGTACGGAAGGGAGCTACCGATGGCCAAGAAGCCACGGTCCCAGGCTGAGGAGCAGCCAAGCACATTCAGTGGGCAGGGTATCATCTTCGCCGTGATCGACGACCGTGAGGCCATGCGTGAGGGCAAGGTGACCACCATCGATGTGATCACTGAGGCTATCGAGGCAGCACTGGACGCTGGCCACGAGGACAGTGAGAGCATCGCCCGGTACCTCACCACGAGTGCGTTCCAGCATGTACCAGACAAGCGCGTGAGGTTCAACAGTGTGCTCAAGGCTGGGGATGCTGTAGGTGCCCAGATGACTAGGAAGCTGTACAATGCCTACACTGACCTGATCCGCACCATCGACGAGACCGAGGACCCCAAGGAGAAGGCCCTGCTCAAGGCTGAGGCCACGGGGTTCGCTGAGGCTATCAGCGTGGTCATCAGTCCATTCAGTTGCGAGGACGGCAACGACCCCAGGTTGGTAAACTGGGAAGAGGTAGACCGCATCACCGCTGCATTCGAGAAGGAGCAGCGTTACGTAATCAAGGAGAGAAAGGGTAACCCCCAATGAGTGAACGAGACGACCTGGTCGAGCAGGCATACCACGCCCCAGAAGTGCGGGGGCCAGCAACCATGACCGAGTTGGGGGGACAGCTCTTCACCCCTGCTGAGTGGGAGGTTGTCCAGGCGTATGCCAAGGGCCACACCATCAGCACCATCCAGAACGAGGGCCTCAACATGCAGGCAGGGGTCAAGGCGTTCCATGAGGCCATGGGACAGCCAGTGGCTGAGAAGGCTCAGCCGCTACCAGCCGAACGCATCCCTGTGCGCATCGAGCTGATCCGTGAGGAGTTCGAGGACGAGCTGATCCCAGCTCTCAAGGCCTTCGACATCGTGGAGACGGCAGACGCCTGCATCGACATCCTGTATGTGGTGTTCGGCCTCCTGGTGGAGATGGGCATCGACGCTGGCCCACTGTTCAAGGAGGTGCAGGACAGCAACATGTCCAAGCTGGGGGAGGACGGCAAGGGCATCATCGCCGGGCCGAACGACCCCGACGGCATCTTCGAGGGCAGGGTGAAGAAGGGACCCAACTACTTCCGGCCCAACCTCAAGGCCATCCTGGAGTCCGGCGCGGCGGACCTGGTGCGCTGATGCTCACCATCATCCAAACCTGCGACTCCTGCGAGGAGACCAGGCAACTGTTGGACACCTGCCAGGCTGAGCAGGGCGGCTGGAAGCTCGTTACGGGCATCAAGCACTTGTGCGCTGCCTGCATCCGTAAGGCTGTCAATGACTAGGTCATCGTGGGATACCGTCTGGGCTGAAGTAGCTCAGGCGGTATCTCGTCGTAGTGCCTGCGAGCGTGCGCAAGTAGGAGCAGTACTAGTCAAGGACAACAGGGTCGTCAGCACAGGGTACAACGGGCCTGCTAGCGGCTCCAGCGCTAACACGTCTACAGGCTGCACAGGCTGGTGCATGAGAGCTAGCAGCCCTGTTAGTGAGGCAACGATCTACGGATATGGCTGTCCTAGCATCCACGCTGAAGCTAACGCGCTGCTGTATGCCAGCCGGAAAGACACTGAGGGAGCGACGCTTTACGTGACTCACTCACCTTGCGCCGACTGTGCCAAGCTCGTGTCTAACTCGGGAGTGGCACGGGTCGTGCTGCTCAGCCCACCTCCAGCCCACCGACCGGACCCCGTGCCCTACCTCCAGGAGTGTGGCCTAGATGTCGTCATATACTCTTAGAGATTCGCAACGTGTCGCCTTGGAGAAGCTCACCGAGCAGGGGCGACACTTCGGCGCGCTGTGGGCTGAGCCGCGCTCAGGTAAGACAGCGGTAGCCCTAAAGTGGGTTGAACACTTCAAGCCCGAGGTGGCCGTCATAGTCGGCCCCAAGATTGCTGAGGCCACCTGGAGAACCGAAGCTGCCAAGTGGCTCACCACCACGTACCGCTTCTTCCCACTCACGGCAGGTAACGAGTACCCAAGCCCGAGCATGTTCAAGGGCGTCACACTGCTGTTCGTAAACTACGAGCAGTTCGGCAAGGCACCCTGGAAGCGTCTAGGACCGTTCCTGAACAAGCTCTCCAAGGGCATCAACGGACAAGGTGCCATGCTGCTGGACGAGTCCCACATGATCAAGACTCCCAGCTCAGTAACAGGGCGTAACATCCGACCGCTGGCCCACAAGTGGTACTATCGCTTGCTGATCACTGGCACTCCGGTAACCAACCCTAACCAGATAGACGCAGTGTACGGCCAGTGGACGTTCCTCGACCCTAGCATCCGGGACAGGTGGGCCTCAGCAAGAGAGTTCAGGGAGCACTTCGGCGAGTGGACGACGGTCAAGGGGTTCCCTGAGCTGGTGAGGCCGCGCAACCAATACGAGCTGAACCAGTATCTTCAGCCACACGTAGTAACAATGGTTGGCCCTGGTGAGCCAGTCCCTATTCGCAGGGTACGCTACTCAGTACCAGACGACGTTCTGGAGATGCACCAGCGGATGCTCAAGAAGGGCGTAATCAGAGTTGGCAAGCACGAGGTGGTCGGTCTCAACCCTCTGACTCGCTTGCTGCGTATGCGCACGTTGGTCGGAGGCTGGCTCAAGGATGATATGGGACGGTCCTTTACCGTACGAGGTGCTGCCCGAGCCAGGCTGAGGGCCTTGGACAGGGTGCTGGGACGCTGCAACGATAAGGTCATCATTGCCTGTACTCACCTGCACGAGGTCAAGTTAGTAGCGCGGTACCTCAGCCTGAAGCGCATCGGGCACCTGGTGATTACTGGGGCCACACCTAACAAGAACCACGTCATTGAGGCATTCCAGCGGGACAGGGATGCTCGGGTACTCCTGGTGCAGCCGAGGACTGTGGCTATGGCCGTGGACATCTCAGTAGCCAACGACCTCATCTGGTACACCAGCGATTTCAACTACGTGACGTTCAAGCAGGCCTCCGACCGTATCAAGCTCAGCCCTGCCAGCCCCACTGTCTGGTTCTTGTGTGGCCGAGGTACCGTGGATGAGGACGTGTGGACGACGCTCCAAGAGGACCACGACCACCTGCAGAAGGTGGTTCGGAGAATCAAGCGCACCAGATAGCCCTATTTTTACTAGGAGAAAAGATTCACCTGAAAGATTTCTACTCCGGACTTGCGCTAGGCTTGCCAGTAGGCAATACTTTCTCTTGTCAGTAACACCTCAACCCGAACCACTTTCACAAGGAGATTGAAATGGCAACCAAGGCCAAGTCCACCAAGTCCACCAAGTCCACTCCGGCAGTGCTCGACGAGACCATCGAGCCGACCGAAGAGACCCAGGCCGAAGCGACCGCCAAGCAGGTCATCAACGAGGGCATCACCCGAGTCATGGAGGCCACCGGCGTCGACGTGCAGAAGGGCCGATACAAGGCCATGCGAGCCATCGCGTTCCAGGCCTTCAGCAACGCCATCGCCGACGGCACCTTCGACGACCTGGTCGACGAGGCCATCGCCAACGTGGACGAGCTTCCCGCAGGCTGGGAGATCGAGCGTGCTGAGAAGGCGGAGGAGACCAAGTCGGTCAAGACTGCCAAGTCGGCCAAGGCTCCCGGCAAGAAGGCCGCTGCCGCGACCGCTCCGGCCAAGTCGGCTCGCAAGCGCCCCACGCGCTGAACGACCGCTGGCCCGTGCTCCCTTCCACAGAGCACGGGCCAGTTTACGGGCTGTGATGCAGACAGGCAATCGCATAGGGTGAAAGCCCAAGGTTAGGGGTTCGAGTCCTCTACAGTCCACGCTTCTAGCTAGTCCTCAGTTCGACTGCTAGCTGCCCTTCGTCATAGAGTACCCGCGCACTTAACAGTCCGGGGTGGGCATGGGATCGGTTTGGCCTCCGATGCAACGTAAACGGCTCCTCAACTTAGGAGTCCACCTTGCATCTACTAGTCACTGACGTGCTGTCTGAGGTACAGGCTTACCTGTCCCAGAGCACAGCCCCTCTCATCTTCGACATCGAGACCACCTCGTTGACCGTTGGTAAGGGGCAGCTTCTATGTGTGGCGTTCGCCCCGTACGACCGTGATGATGTCATGGTGTGGTGGCCACAGGTACCAGAGGAGCTGAGTAAGCTCAAGATCACCAAGGGTGTAGCCCACAACTCCACCTTTGACAAGCGTTGGCTGTGCAGCTACGGGTCCAAGGTACGTATCATCTGGGACACGATGCTCATGGCCCACCTCCTCGACGAGAACCACCCCATCGGCCTCAAGGACTTGGGACACCGTCTCCTGGGGTACGAGGACTGGTCTGACGACGATGTAGCCACCTTCGGTGCTGAGTTCGGTCAGTACTGGGAGGACCGTGCAAGCATCCCACGCAAGGCCTTCGCAGCCTCAAAGAAGAGGGTCAGCGTGTACGCAGGTAAGGACGTGCACATCACTCGGGAGCTGATGAAGTGGCAGCGTCGCCACATCAGGAAGAACCTCCAGCCTAACGAGGACCCTGTGCGTGTCATGCGTGAGGTTATGATCCCTGCCATTGAGCCGCTTACCCAGATGGAGGACAACCGTCTGCCTGTACGCCTCAGCTTGGTAGCTAAGACTCGGGAGCAGGTAGAGGCCCGCATCGCTGAGATCGAGCAGAAGCTAGACTCCTCCATCCCAGACAAAGACCGCTGGCCTGAGTGGTTGCAGAAGACGAAGCCCAAGTGGGGTGCCACCAACTGGACCAAGTGGTGGCTGTATGACTATCAAGGTGCGCTCTGCCCCAGGCGTGGCAAGCCGACCAAGACTTGGCCTGAGGGCAACCCTGGCCTGAGCCAGGAGGACCTAGCCAAGATCGACCACCCTGCTGCACGCCTGCTGAGTGAGCGGTCGACTCTGTATAAGCAGCTCACGGGGTTCCTCACGCCCATCGTGGAGCGTACCGTAGACGGCCGGATTAGCACGAGCTTCAGCCTCACAGGTACGGTCACTGGTCGGCTCAGCAGCCGTAGCCCAGGACCGGACAACCCAGGCCTCAACTCACAGCAGATTCCTCGTGACAAGGCCACACGCAACCTCTTCGGTGAGAGCGGACGTGCCTGGATCGAGGTGGACTTCAGCCAGTTGGAGCTTCGTGTGGCCGCTGTAATGGCCCAGGAGACCACCATGCTCCAGCTCTTCGAGGCTGAGGAGGACATCCATCTTTACATGGCTCGTAGGTTGGTGAGGCACGACGACATCACCAAGGAACAGCGGAGCTTGGCCAAGGGTGCCAACTTCGGGTTCCTGTACGGTATGCAGTCTAAGCACTTCGCTGACTACCTGTTTGAGAACTATGGCGTCCGTATCACCAAGAAGGAGGCCGAGGTCTTCCGTGATGAGTACTTCACCACGTTCAGCGCGCTGCCTGAGTGGTACCGTCGTCAGAGGCAGGAGGCCCTGGAGTACGGTGGCGTCCACAACGAGTTCGGCCGGTTCCGGCACCTGCCCAAGGTGTATCACTCCGACTACTGGGTGCAGGAGAACGCCTTCCGGCAGGCCATCAACTCACCAGTTCAATCGACTGGTAGTGACTTCATGCTGATCAGCCTTGGGAGGCTAGCAAGAGACTTGCGGCTGCCTGAGCTAGGGGCTAAACTAGTAACCACGGTTCATGACTCGGTCTGCCTTACTGCCCCATACAAGACAGCCCGAAAGGTAGGCCGTATCGTCAAGGAGACAATGGAACAGGCTGATGACACACTCGACAGAAAATTCTTCCTCAAGGCAGACGTCACCATCTCAAGGTGCTGGGGAGGTGAACCCCTTGCTGAGTTCTGAGTGGAAGCGTGATTATGAGTACGCTCTGTTTAGTGGACAGAGTGACGTTGAAGCACGAATCACGGCCAACAGGATGTCAATAATGTCCGGGCACTCTGAGTGGATACCACAGCAAGCAGCTCAGACCCCACTGCCTCCCCTCCCCAGGACGGAATGCATCATGTGCATGATACCGTACCCAGCACATCTGACAGGAGCAGTAACGCACGAGATGGTCTGGCCTGAAGGGGCACATGCATGACGGCCAAGAAGCTGCCCAGCACCGGCAAGAAGCCTGGGTCACGCGCATGGAACGGGGCTAAGGGCACTTGGCCCACCACTGACGATGGCAGGCTCGTCATCACGCAGAGCATGGTCAGCGGCTTCGTTGAGTGCCCTCGTGAGACCTACTACGGGATCGTCCTGGGGCTGAGGCCTCGACTGGAGAGTAAGCCCCTCACCCGTGGTACTTGGGTTCACGCTCTGCTCGAAGAACGTGGTCGTGGCGGAGACTGGAAGGCCTTGCACCAGGAGCTTCTCGAGAAGGCTCGGATGGAGCAGTTCGAGGAGGAGGTCGACAGCCTTGCTCGTGAGTGCTACAACATCGTACTCAGCTACGAGTACGCCCATCGCAAGGAACGTCTCACTCCGGTAGCAGTGGAGCTTACAGTCGAGCGGCCCATGTTCAAGAACAAGGTGCTGTACCGAGGCCGCATCGATATCATCTGGATAGACGAGCACGGTGATGTGTGGCTGGGAGATCACAAGACCCACGCCACCCTACCTGACTGGAGATACCGGGAGCTGGCCTTCCAGCACTACTCCTATCTGTGGGCCGTGGCCACATCACCCGAGTACAAGCGGCTTCGTTATCGTGGCAAACCGCTGCCTCAGCCCAAGGGGTTCATCTATGACTACTGCAAGACTGGCTCCATCAGCACTCCCACCCTCACAACCAAGGGTAAGATCAGCCGCGTGCTGAAGCCCTCTGGCACAACGCTGCCCGTGTTCACTGAGTGGCTCCGGGACATGGGTATGATGACCACGATCAAGGGTAAGGACCTCCTGGCTATTGAGGACCCGGCTGAGCGTGCATACGTAGAGGAGTTCCTGGTCGAGCTGAAGCACCGGGACTACACCGATCTGTTCCGTAGGGACAAGCTGGTGTTCACTCCCGAGCAGGCCGAGCGCCAGCGCAAGGCATTTGTCACTTCGGCTCGTCGCTTGCTAACATACAAGTGGGACGACCCCGACTGTGTCGAGCGCAACCTGCACGCATGCTCCGGCTACATGTGCAACTACAAGGACCTGACCGTGGCGGACCTCATGCACGGCACCAGCGAGATAGAGCAGCGAACCCGGTATGTAACCACGCGTGACCCGCTGGACTACTACCCTAACCAGAAGAAGGGCAAGAAATGAGCGTCATCACAGTGTACGGGAGGCCTAAGGTCGGCAAGACGACCCTGGCCCTCAAGGATGCCCCCAAGGGCAAGACAGCGGTCATCAGCTCGGACCACGGCCTTATCGGTATCGACACCTCAGGGTTCACGGTAGTTGAGGACGTGAGCCAGCGTAACATCAACAAGCAGGTGCTCAGCACGTCGTTCCTGAACAAGCACAGCAGATTCGTAGTGGACACGGCCACATCGCTATACAGCGAGTTTCTGTCCGAGATCTCAGGAGGTAGCACCCCCAGCCTGAACCAGCGCGGCATCGCCAACAATGGGTTCAGCGCCTTGCTGCGTGCTCTGCGGAACACCGACAAGGAGGTGCTGATCCTGGCCCAGGAGAAGCTCGTCATGCCCTCTGAGGACTGGTCCCCCGAGGATGACGACGAGGAGCAGGCAGCAGCCGTGCAGCCGGACCTCAGCACTGGCCCGTACTCCATCCTCATGCAGATGTCCGATGTCATCGGCCGTCTCTACGTTGCCAACGTCAACGACAAGGTCGTGCGGCGTCTCTGGCTCACCCCCACTCCCGGTATTGTGGCCGGGGCACGAAGCAAGGCGTATAATGGTAAGCCCCCCTATCTCAAGCAGCCGACCGTCGGCGGCTTGAACCAGCTTCTTGGCTGGACCCGCTAGTCAAGATCACCAAAAGAAGGATACACACTCATGGCAAAGAAGATTCGTCTCGACTTCAGCAAGGTCGAGGAGCGCTCGGGCTGGAACACCAAGCACATCACCGAGGGCCTGCACAAGATGGAGATCGCAGGCTACGAGGAGACCGAGGCACAGGACGGCACGGCTATGCTCGTGTACGCCCTCGTCCCCACCGACCCCAAGCTGCGGACTCGTCGGTTCCCGTTCTACTGCAAGCTCCAGCAGAACCAGCTCTGGAAGCTGCGTGACCTGCTGGTTGCTGCTGGGGTGAGCGTGCCCAAGAAGGCCCAGAGCATCGACCCGAGCGTGGTCGTCGGCAAGCTCATCGCGGCTGAGGTGGAGGACGACAGCTACCAGGGCAACATCCGCTCCCAGGTGCAGGGCACCTACGGTCTCGACATCCTCGACGAGGGCGGTGAGGACGCCACCGACGCCGAGGACGAGGAGTTCGAGGAAGACGAGGAAGAGTTCGAAGAGGCCGAGGAAGAGGCTGACGAGGACGAAGACGAGGGCGACGAAGACGAGGAAGAAGACGACGAGGATGACCTCGACGAAGACGACCTCGATGACGAAGACCTCGACGACGAGGAGCTGTACGACGACGAGGACGAGGAAGAGGACGAAGAGCCTGAGCCTGCCCCCAAGAAGCGCGCTGCTCCTGCCAAGAAGGCCCCTGCCAAGGCCGCTGTCAAGAAGGCTCCGGCCAAGGCAGCCCCGGCCAAGCGCGTGGTCAAGCGTCGCTAGCTCATGCTAGAGGCGGAGATCGTCCGACGACAGTTGGCCGCTCTCAATGCCATTGACGGGGTATATGCTATTCGTACCCACGGTGGCACGTTCCAAGCCAAGGGCACACCTGATATTTTTGGGTGTGCCCTTGGGCTCTTCTTCACTATAGAATCGAAGCGGAGTAGGACAGAGAGGCCGTCCGAGGCTCAGGTGTACATGCTAAACAAGTTCGCACGGGCAGGAGGCCGTACCTTCGTTAGTTACGACCCTAAAGTGCGGGAGGTACTTGCCTGGATATCGTCGATAGAGATATGGAAGGCTATCCCAGGATACGAAGGCTTCTACGAAGCCTCCAGCTTGGGCGAAATTAGAAGCCTCTCTAGAACAGACGCTAGAGGGCATCTACTGCGGACTAAGGTGCTGAAGCAACGTACCTCTGAAAAGGGGTACAAGTACGTGAACCTGTTCAAGGGCGACTCAGGCAAGGGTAAGAGAGTAAACAGGCTCGTGGCCCTGGCATTTCACGGACAGCCTGAGCCTGGACACGTAGCAAGGCACCTAGATGGAGATAGCAGCAATAACAGTGCTATCAACTTAGCTTGGGGAACCCAAGCCGACAACGAGCGGGATAAAAAACGACATGGATAGCGAGCCTCTAGAACTCATCCGCAAGGTCTGGCGTCATGCCGGTATAGACGGCCACGTGTGGATGCCACACATCTATGCGATCGGCGTCAAGGGCCAGGAGAAGTTCCGTGAGGGCGAGACCCTCAGCGCTCGTCGTCCCAAACTGCCCGAGTTGCGAGAATCGGTAGACTGGTACTGGACCCCAGCAGTGAGCAGCAGTGACAGTCGCAAGGCTAAGGAGTACCCAGCACAGCGCGCCGTCTGGGTGGACTGCGACGAGTCCTACGACAGTGCACTGCTGGACTCCCTCAAGCCCTCGTACATGTGGGAGACCAGCCCTGGCCACAAGCAAGCGGTCTGGCTGCTGAAGGACTCCATCGAGCGGAGCGAGTTCCACCGTGATGGCTTCATCGGAATGCTAACTCAGGCTGTGGGAGCGGACAAGTCCGGAGTGGACGTGGGACAGCTCCTGAGAGTACCTGGCACGTACCACCATAAGCGCAAGACGTTCCAAGGGCGTATCCTCCGTCAGACTGGCACCGTGTACACTCGTGGTCAGCTCCTTACTCGTGTGGCCAAGGGACTGGGATTCACCCCAGGGCTAGCTAGTGAGCTGGGAGCGGATGACCCCTACGGTGACCGTAGTAAAGTCATCTGGAGGTTCGCCCGTAATGCCGCTGAGCTTGGCTTGGCACAGGACCTCACGTTCAAGCTCATCAAGGCCACCAAGTGGAACAAGTGGCGTGATGACCCTGAGCGTCTCAAGGAAGACATAGCTCGTGCCTATGACCACCAGCCCCCTGAGGCCAAGAAAGACCCCGAACAGGACCAGGCTGAGGACCAGCGTGAGCACCACGAGGAGTCCGAGGACGTTGAAGCCTGGGGCATGGCCACGGTCGACAGCTTCGGACCGGTCATCCGCAAGCCTATCTCCTGGGTTGTGCCTGGTATCATCCCTGAGGCAGGGTGCGGACTGCTGGTCTCAGCGCCCAAGGTGGGCAAGACGCGCATAGCTATTGAGATGGCCCTGGGGCTGGCCTCAGGCCGTAGGCCGCTGGGTATTGCACTCAGGAGACCCACAGCCGTTGGATTCTTCTCGCTGGAGGACGGCGAGTACCTGTTCTCCAGCCGCTTGGATGGCTCACTCAACAGAGACCACGGCAGGTTCCGGTACCACTGGGACGGCCACATCACGCCGGACCTGAGCTGGGAGCCTCCTCAGCCGCTCAGCTTGTTCACCAACTTCTCCCAGATAGACCTCAGCGACAACACCGACAAGCAACGCCTCTATGAGACCATCGAGAAGTACGGCCTGAAGCTGGTCATCATCGACACCCTCAGCATGGCCATTGGCAAGTCGGACGTCAGCAACTCCAAGGACATGTATGCCATCCTCAAGGACATAAAGACCATAGCCAAGGCCACCGGATGCGCTATCATGTTCATCCACCACACTCGCAAGCGTGTCTTTGAGAAGGGCGAGTCCATCCAGGAGATGGTTCTGGGCAGCACTGCCCTGCACGCCTGGAGCGACTTCATTATGAACCTCGTGGCTCCCAGCGAGGACAGTGACCTGCTCAGGTTGGGAGTGCAGACCAAGATGGGCAACGACCTGCACTATATCGACAGTAGGCTCAAGATCATCAAGAGGCCCATAATCGAAGAATGATTTGCGCTCCGGGGTGAAGTGGGGGCAAACTAATCACATGACAAACAACATCACCCCCAACTACATCGAGCACGAGGGCTACACGTACCTGGAGTTCGAGGGAGAGTACTTCAAGGGCTGCAAGCGCTGTGGTGGCTCCGGACACTTCCTGTTCGATGGCTTTGACGACCTGTGCTACACCTGCCGTAACACCAGCGCCAAGCTCGGTGAACAGCTCCCCAGCAAGGAATCCGCCGAGAAGTGGTGCCACGAGAAGGCCGTGCGCAAGGCTCAGCGTGACCGTATCCGCCAGGCCAAGCTCGACGCGGCTGCTGCCAAGATGGTAGCCAACCAGGAGGCGCTGAAGGCTGAGGCCGCTGACGTCTACGAGTTCCTCATGGGAGTCACACTTGAGAGCGACACTCAAGACCAGTACGACACCTACGAGGAGTGGGCAGCAACTCAGGTCGACGTCAAGGTCGAGGGCAACGGGTTCATCCGGGCTATGGCTGAGACGCTCCGGTGGGTTGCACCGAGCAGGCCGTTCACCCCCAAGATGATTGATGCTACCCGTGACGCTATGGCCAAGCGCGTAGCCAAGGCCGCTGAGCAGGCAGCTCACCCGGCCCCGGCTGGCCGCGTGGTGGTTACCGGAGAGATCACCAGCACCAAGGTCGTCGAGAACGACTTCGGTGTATCCTACAAGATCCTGGTCAAGGACGACCAGGGGTTCCGGATCTACGTCTCCATCCCTAAGGCTCAGGCAGAGCAGGCCGAAGAGGAGCTGGGACTAGGATGGCTCCCCCAGGTGGTCGGACGCCGTATCACCTTCACGGCCACACTCTCCCCCAGCCAGGACGACGCTAGCTTCGGCTTCGGCAGCCGCCCGACCAAGGGGGCCTGGCTGTGAGCGGCAGGCACGTTTGCTACCCGTGCTACGTGTGCGGGTTCAGGCTACAGACCAAGCTCCTGCGAGGAGTTCACCGCTTCTTCGTTCACAATGGCTGGACGGATTTGCGCTAACGTCAAGGTTGGTGCAAACTAATCACATGTCAAACATCAACTTCTCAGTCAAGACCCAGGCCGCTGCTTATAGGGAAGGGGCCATGGACGCTTACGACCTGCTCGTTACCATGCTGGAAGAGGGCGGAATCAACAACCTTCTCGAAGGCATTGAGTTGAACGCTAGGCCAGAAACCGTGGCTCGGATGAACGCTTACTACGCTGCGAGGAACAACTAATGACCAGCCGTGCAGCCCACTACCGTAACAAGGCCCGTCACGACCAGCGTGAATTCGGCACTGCTAAGCTCCAGTCCACCCCCAGGGACGAGGGCACGCAGTGGATCGGGGAGTTCGTGTCCAGCGTGCAGGGCCTCAGCCAGCAGCTCACTTCTGGAAGCATCATCTGCTTGCAGCTCGGACGCACTGCCGACGAGCGCGTACTGAAGCTCAGGGAGCTGAGCAAGATGGGCATCCTTCACATGAGCGCGTACAAGGTCAACGGTCAGTTCGTGGAGTACCGCTGGCAGCTTACCCCGGCTGGGGTGCTGGTGTAGGTAGGGTGGCCCCTGCTGAGGACCAGGAGCGAGACGCAGGCCCCAGCGCCAGCCCTAAACACAGAGGCACCCCCAACCAAAACTGGCCAGGGGTGCCTCTTGCGTGCTTGAGCTACTGCCGATCCACCACGACTCCTGCACTGGGGACCACGGTAGGGTCGGTGCGAATCTGCACACCGAACTCAGTAGCCAGCGCCTTGATGACTCCAATGACTACCAGCACGATCTGAGGCCCGGTGATGTGTCCTGCCACTGCGTACGGGATGACCAGCAAGACGAGCACACCGAGCACGTCGGCACCGGTCTTGAGGCCACCCTGCCAGGCCTTGTTGACCAGTGGCAGCAGGTAGGCCGTGAAGCCTGTGATGACTATCACTGCGAGCTGGAGGATGTCCACCAAGCCCCAGTGAGCCATGACCTGCACTGCTGTGAGCACTGCGATGAGGAACGAGAAGATCCCCACGCCGTACTTCTGGATGATGGTGCTCATTAGTTTCTCTCCTTCGGTTGGCCAGCTCTCGCTGGGTATTCATCGTCCCAGTCTGGGTCGAATGGTAGCTCAGCACCTGCCTGCTGTAGTATCTCGATTTCACGTTGTGTAAACACCGGGGGTGTTGGTCCTCCCCAGTCCTCAACGACTCGCTGAGCCCACCGAGCGAACACGTCAACTGCGGCCATAGCCTGCCGAAACTGCTTGCGTGTCTCAGCTACCTCCTGATGAACCTTCCGGTTCTCTTCCCAGACGGCAGTAATGGGCACCGGATCCGGTGGTGGGGGTTGCCTCTTGGCTTTTACCATGAAAACCCCACCGATGATGGCCACACTCACCGAGGCTCCAGCCGTGATGTAAAATCCAAATATCTGCGGATCACTCATGTCGTGGAACCTCCCCCGTGACCACTGGTATTACCGTCTTGTTCTTACCCAGTATGTTGAGCAGCCGAGCCAGTGGGAACGCCGACAGCACCAGGGGCAGGATCGCCCCAGGGCTATGGTGCCAGTTGCCCGAGCTGACGGCCAGCCACACTATCGCTACCGCGTAGCCAGCCATGCCAGCCAGCAGGGAGACCGTACCAGCGTACTCCAGCTTGACCTTACCCGTGTACCGCGAGCGCACCACACCGGCCAGGGCTGCAATGGAGGCCAGCAGGAGCAGGGCAGGCCACACGAGTCCGTAGGCGTGCCCCGCTACCGCTGTGATCTCAGGGACACCGTCGATGATCGAGGCCAGCGAGTAGAGGGCCAGCAGCACATACTTGATCACCAGGGTACGGTAGACCGCTACCCCAGTGAGGGGGAATGCTGCTATCTCGTAGAGCTTCGTCTTCGACATGCTTGGTGTCCTTACTTGAGGCGGAGCTTCTGACCTGGGTAGATCATGTCCGGGTTGGACAGGTTGTTCAGACTTGCAAGCTGCCGCCATGTGGTGTTGTGCTCCTCAGCGATAGCGGACAGGTTGTCACCAGCCTTCACCGTGTAGGTGCTTGGTGTGGCCGGGGCACTGCTACCCGAGAGCTTCAGTACCTGTCCTGGGTGGATGATGTTCGGGTTGGAGATGCCGTTGAGCTTCGTCAGCGCGGCCACACTCGTGCCGAACCGGTCTGCGATGCTGCTGAGGTTGTCCCCACTCTTGACCGTGTACGTGCTGGCCTTAGTGGGTGCCTGGGTAGCAGCCTTGAACCGGAGCACCGTACCGACTCGGAGCAGGTTTGGGTCGGAGCCGATTGCTGCCTTGTTGATGTCGTACAGGTCACGCCAGCTCATGCCGTGAGCGCCTGCGATGCCACTGAGGGTGTCCCCCGAGCGGACCGTGTATGTCCCGCTGGTGCTGGCAGGGGTGCTAGGCTTGCTGGTGGCCGGAGCTGATGGGGCCACACCTACTGCCGATGCCTGGCCGTAGTTCTCCTGGTAGGCCCTGTTGTAGTCGACAGCACCCCCGTTGAGGGTCTCACCGTTGGCGTACTGCAGGACGTGGATCTTGTCGTAGATGAGTCCGCCGCTCCAGGCGTAGGTCTGGCACAGCCACGTGGCAGTCCCGTTCTCATAGCAACGCTTGACCACGTAGTAGCCACCATAGACACCGACTCGGTCGGCACCAATGACGCTAGCAGCTCCCTTGAGGTACGCGTCGATCTCATCCTGCTGGCTGGGGCTGGCATCCCAGTCCACTGCGAAGTAGATCGGCATGTTGGTCGGTAGTCCCACGACCCCAAGCTCCCGTTGGGCGGTCTGGGCGTCTACGATGCCAGCGTTACGGCCTTCGAGCATGCGCTCAGCGTATGCTTCGTAGAATGTGTAGATGTCGATGCCGTGGCTCAGGTACTCCCTTACTTCGTCACTGGTGAGTGCCTTGCCACCGTGCTCGGGGTACAAGTACCGGCCAACGAACGTACGACCGGACTTGGAGATTGCCTCCCAGCCGGGCCGAGCGTGCGAGAAGTCGTATCCCTCTGCGATTACCTTCATTTTCATTCTCCTTATGGGGTGGTGGTGGGGTCTGTAGCGTGGACAGCGCTGATGGCGGAAACCAAGTGCGCGTCTGTGACAGCTCCTGGATTGATACCTGGGAGTGGCGGTAGCGCGTTGACAGCGTTCTGCCGTACCTCCATGGCGTAGGCGTACACGTCCGCCACGGTCTGTTCCCCATCTACCTTGACAGTGGCGAGCTGTCCCATGTTGAACTCTACCCAGCTCCGAGCGCTGGTGATACCAGCCTGCTCAGCGGCTGCGACGAAGCGTTCGAGCAAGTCGGGGTCGTTTCGTGTTGCAATGTGCTGTGATGTGGTGGCCATACTATGTTTCCTTCTTTCTGGTTTACCTAGCGTCTGCACGCCAATAGAATGTACCGGTCCCAGGCTGGCTACCAACCTTCAGGATACGGAACTCGAATCCTGTGGTAGTCACTGAGTGCAGGATAGGCCACTGGATTTGGCTGGCGTTACTCTCCCCTGGGTATACTGCTGGAGGGTTATCGAACGGAACTGCGAAAGTTACAGCGTAGTTAGTAGTCCAGTATATTCCGCTAGCATTGCCTACCGTCATAGACGCGTGAGGGATAGAACCTCCGAGAGTGCGAGGAGTCCATTTGGACCCTGTCCACCGGAAGCTTCCACTCACTTCCTCTACATACAGAACATCGTTGACTAGGTTGCCTCCAGTTGGCAGGTTCGCTATGTTGGTTACAGCTGTGTTAGACCCTACCCTGCGCCAGGGCTGCCAGACGCCGTTAGACTGCCAGCGCTCCCAGGTGGTATCCACGTGACCTGAGACCGGGCCATAGCCAGTCACACGTTGATAGCACCAGCTAGCACTGTCGTGACGAATTACCTCGACGTAGTACCAGTTCGCCGTCGGAGCATTGACCATGTTCACACCACGATAGAACCCCGTGTCTCGGTAGCCATTTAGGTCCTTGCTGCTGATGTCCATCGCGGTAATACGTAGACGTGCTGGCATGTCGCTGTCCGCGATAGCACCTGGAGGGAATGTGGTAGGTTTACCGGCCACATCACCCCAGGAGACTGTTGGCCCACCACGCAAGCCGACCACCCAGATGTAGTGTCTGAGACGAATGGTGAGCACTCGATTACCGGGCTGCAAGCCTGCCACCAGTGTGCCATAGACGAGTGTAGGGACCGTGTCCGTATCGAACATAACTGACAACGGAACAGCTGCTGCCACTGTGGCTTCTCGCACCGAGGGGAGCGCGCTAACCTTGTCGTTGAGGCGTGTGATTGAGGCCTGCACTACGGACCACGGGGATTCGTTCATGCTGCCTGCCTCCATTCTGCTTTGATGAGTGCCCCAGGAGTTAGGTCCAGAGACATCTTGGTTACTGTGGCCTGGGCACTTATCCCTTGCGAGGTGAACATGACCGCTTCGTTATACCACAAGGGCACCGGAGCATGCTCTACGCTGAGCTTGCCCACCACGTTGGAATTGCTCAGCAGCTTTCGGTCTGCCTGCTGCTGTAGCTCTAGTTGAGAGGCGGCTTCTACGTTCTCCACGACGATGGGGTTGAGTACACGGCCCATAGCCACGGTCGAAGTCGGGGACTCTGGGTTGTCGTCTACAGCGTGGGCGGTCCACGTGGTACCGGAGCTATCAGCCTGGGAGACCATGACCACCGTGTTCGTTGCATCCCACAGGGCCAGCTCGTATTCCCAGTCAGGAGAGTGGATAGAAGCATCACCCTCAGCGAAGGTGTATACCACCGACCTAGCAGCAGGCTCGATGTAAGGCTCCACTCGGAACTGACCGCGATTGTCAGTCCACAGAGACCAGTATCCGGCCACACTCAGCAGGTCATTGACTACCTTGAGCCGTGTAGTACCCGGCTCCCAGGTCATCGGGTTGCGGAGAGTCGTGTCACTGGTAGTCGAGGCTATCTGAGTCTCCCCAGTGGCCTGCACCTGCTGAACCACGGCCTGCACCACGTTGGCCCCAGCCGGAATCTGCAAGGTAGTAGTCAGCACATCATCCCGGATGATAGTGAGCTTGTCGATCAGAGTGATATCCCGGCTGGAGCCACTGGCATGGTACTGAGTGCTCGGAGCTGAGATGACATACACTCCCAACGGCCAGGGGTCCTCCCCTACGACCTCCCACCAGATGCGGATGCGGTCCTTGGAGACGTTGATGAGCTGCCCCCTGTCCTCCAGGGAGATGTGTCCACCACCAGGCAGGTCAGCGTTAGCGTTCCAGCTAAGCTGGCCCCCACTCACTCCGTCCAGGTATCCCTGGGACCGCTCAGAGTAGGTGAGCAGCTCGACCCGGATGCGCTCTACACGATGTCCTGTGAAACTCATCGGTCCACCTCTGTGATCTCGAAGCTGAGCTGGTACCAGCCCTCAGCGAGCCGCTTCTCGGCCACAGGGCCTACCGAGCTGAACACCGTGGTACCGTCCGGCAAGCGGAGCAGGTGAGGAGCAGGCAGCAGGGCCATTGCCCGAGCGCGGTCCCTGTCGGCCACACTCGTAACGATGAACTCCACTGACCCCTCGACGAGGGTTGCCTCCCCGATCGTTTCTACCGGGGACGTACGACCTGCGAAGTAGTGCAGCACCTTCTGGTAGGGGCTGGTCTTCAGGTCGATCTTGGGCGGATCTCCCTTGTTGATGCGGAGAGGCAGCAGGTTCTCCAGGGCAGGGCCAGCCGACCAGAACCCCTGGTAGACCACCGTGCTAATTGCCACTGGTTCGGTCTCAGAGGACGACGGCAGGTCCGACCAGGCGATAACCTTGTACAGCACATCTACCAGGCCGAGAGGAACCGTCTTGTCGAAGCCAGTACCGTCCACCGGAGTAGAGCCGACCTCGTCCCAGGAGATGCCACCGTCGGTGGAACGCATGATAACGTTCTCCAGGGTGGTGGGGTTGCCTGTGTCGTAGTCTACGTAATCCCGCTCCTCGTACACTGAGGCCGAGGCCCCAGGGGTACCCAGCCACCTGTGCTGAGCTAGGTAGTGAGACTCAGAGTCACCGTCGAAGTAGTTGCCATCGTACTCACCCTCTACTACGATAAGGTCGTCCCACCAGACGTCGCCACCACCCTGTGAGGCCCCGTTGTACACGCGTATAGCGGCTTGGTTTACAGTAGGGTCGAGAGTGAAAGTCAAGAGAACATCGAAGGTGCCGACCGCGTTGGGAGCCTGAAGAGACGTATGGGTGACGGTTCGATTGCCCTGGGGGTTGGAGACCACACAGATTCCCCGAGCGCGGTCGGCGTATGTAGCCCCAGTCTGTGGGGCGGAAAGCCTGCATTTTGCCAGCACCGTGTACGTCTTGCCCGCCTGCATCCCGAGCTGCATCGCGAACTCAGTCCCGAACGTGACGAAGCTGTCGTTGCTGCTATCGAACGGTGATATACAGGCGGAGAGTGAGCCAGAAGACGACCAGTCCTTGGACTGGTAAACAAAAGCATGGGAGGAAGTGAGAGTGGCGACACCAGGTGCTGTCTGCACGCTGGTTGACGCGTTGGCTGTGCCAGTCCATGCGTAGGTGAAGTCGCCCTCAGCCGGAGTAGAGCCATCGAAGTAGCTGTTTACAGTTGGAGATTTTTCGATCAAGAACTCATCAAACCAAACAGTATCACCAGCTTGGACCTGAAGATTGTATCCGCCAGCGCCTTGCTTAGTCGTGAACCCGTTGGTGAGCGTCGTTGTTCCAGTTGCGCTGATCTTGGTCCAGGTGTTCGCAGGGACTACTTGCGCAGAGGCGCTGACAGCCGAATATGACCCTGTGACCGCGTCTGTGCCGTCGATGTACGGAATGATGATGCCTGCCCGAGTGCTGTAGACCCAGAAAGACCACGATATATACTCACCCTGTGCAATGGTGAATGTGGCAGGACACTTAGCACCAGTCTGACCAGTAGCATTGATGACCTTCTTCAGAGAGGTGTTTCCGCTATGGAAGAAGGTCGTGTCAGCGGACTGCGTAGCAGAAACAGTAGTTCCTGAGGTTCCCCATCCTGATCCGCCAGACGCTGCTGCGGGGTCGGTGGCAAGGTTCGTCCGTACGGCCACAGTACCCGAGGCAGTCTCGAAGGAAGGGTTGGTAGCGAGGTTGCGTGCCAGCTCGGTCCACGCAGCGATCCCAGCTGGGTTATTGACCGTGATGGTGGTGTTGCCTGTGTTGGTGTCGAACTCAGCACCAACCACGGGCATGACCGGGAACGGGAAGTCGGTGGTGAACGTCTGCTGGTCCCAGGCCGACCACAGCGAGGAGCCATCACGACCACGTACCAGGATCTGGTACTCAGTGCCGTCGGTGAGACGCGTGGTGAAGTCGACGCTGGTAGTAGCACCGGACCCGGAGTGGGTCTCGATAGCGACACCGCCTTGCCTCAGCTCTGCCTCCCACATGGACTGAGCTGTACCCTCAGGGTCTGTGAAGTCCCACGTGAGGGTAACCAGGGCTGAACCTAAAGTAGCGCTGGGGGAGGTGATGGCAACGCTCGGGCTGGCCGATGCAACGAATGTGGCCGTAGCAGACCAGGGCGACGCCGTCGCGTGAGCACCGTAGGTGCGTACCTGCCACTGGTAAGAGTTACCATTGACGAACGTGCCTGCTGGGAAGGTCCTCTTGGAGGTGGTAGAGGTGACCTTACCAGTAGAAACCCAAGCCCCCGTGCCAATACGGTACTGGATCTCATAGGCGCTCTGGGCAGAGGAATCTACTGTGTTATGCTTCCAGGTGAAGTCCTTAGCCGTAATGGCTGCGTCGAAAGCAGGACCATTGGGGTCCAGAGACGACGGCGGGTTCGGAGGAGCTGTAAGGCCAACGCTGTTGGACTGAGTCCAGCCCGAGGTGAGACCTGTGCCAGCGCTTCCGGTAGCGTCCACGGCCACACTTGCCTGGAACACTACTGACGATCCAGCAGGAGGAGTCCACGAGTAGGTGTTGATGCCACTGGCCAGGGTAGTCAGAGCAGTCCAAGTGCCCCCAGCGTTGAGGCTATACTGGATTGTAGTCTTGTAGGCCGCGTGGGAGACCCCCTGCACCAGGGTCAGCGTGATGCTACCGCTGGACTGCTTTTCAGCAGTGAAGCTGGTAGGGGCGGCAGGAGTGGTGAACGCTGATGTGGACTCTACCGAGTACGACTCTCCTGCATTGTTGGTAGCCTTGACCCGGTACTGGTACTGACCGTTGGAGGCTGTGCCAGAGTCCGTGATGGAGTTAGCTCCGACGTCAGTGTAGGCCGTACCGACCGTAGCTACTGCTGTCCATGCTCCCCAGGCACCCCCAGAGAACTGGCGACGCTGCACCTGCTGAGAGGAGTACGGCGCACTCGTGGATGCGTTGCGAGTCCAGCTGATGGTCTGCTGAGTGTCCGAGACACGGGTGACCGAAGGCTTGGTGGTGGCAGCAGGGGCAACCACATTCAGAGTGATTGGGAGTGCAGATGACCACGGTGACCAGCCTGCTACGTTGGCCCACCTCTGTCGTACGTACCACTTCGATCCCGGAGGGGTTAGGCTACCCGCCGAACCCGAGTCGCGTCCAACAATTTCGTTTGCTGTTACATCAGATACTGGGCTGCTGAAGTTGGAGTCGTTGTCAACCTGGTAGTTATACTGAGTGGTACCAGCCCCGTTCACGTTAGAAGGTCCGTCTAGATAGAACTCAAGAGAGCTAGACGTTACCGCCTTCAACACCGGAGCCGGAGGCTGGCTGGGGGCCTTGGGAATACGTGGCTGAGCAGCGGTACCATTGATGTTGAATGTGCCGTCAATGGTGGACCCAGCGTGGGCCGTAACCGTGGCAGCCACACTGAGCGTCAGGTACCCATTGGCATCATGTGTGATGTTGAGGCTACCGCTTGTGAAGGTGTGAGTGCCACCAGCGGTAATGCTGAAATCGTGTGATGACTGTGTGTATACGTGGTTGCCAGGGTCGATCTCAAGACGATAGTACGACTCGTAGTCATACGACGGTCCATACCCGGAGTCGGCGTCAAACCATAAGTTGAAGGAGAACGTAGAGTAGTTCCCTGCCTGGTTATAGCTGGTGCGAGTTACGTCCAGGTACACATATCCGTGCCCGGTGCGAGCGCTCCATCGTGACATTTAGCGTACTCCCTGCTGTGCGGCCAGTGCAGCAGAGCGGCTGTCGGCTGACCTGACGTTGATAAGTGCGGACTGTACTCGTGTGGCCATCATGTCCATGTCGGAGCGAGCGATGGTTGAGGTAACCTCTGGCTGAATGGTGAGGCCCTCGAACGCCTTGCTGATTGCGGTAGTGATGCTCTGGCCTACGTCCATGGTCTGGGTGCTGGTGAACGACATGGGCACCGAGGTCTTGATCTTCTGCCCAAGCTCCATCGCGGTAGGCATATCACTGTTGACCAGGTGCGAGACCTTGAGAGGCGGTATATCAGTGGCCGTAAGGATCATCTTCTTGTTGAGATCCTTCAGCGGGTCAAGCGCCTTATCCTCATTGCGCTCGATACCGACACCGATACCTGCTGGGAGCTGTTCACCGACCTCGTCCCGCATACGACGTGAGGGCGAGTGGATACCGAAGAAGTCCTTGATTCCACCCACCACGTCACCTACCCAGCCACCGATCTGACCCAGGATCCAGTCCTTAGCGTTAGCGATGCCGTTCCATAGGCCAGCGATAAGGTCACCACCAGCGCTCACGAGCTGAGGCACTGCACCCGCGATGGCTCCGACGATGGCTCCAATGATCTGCGGGATAGCTCTCACCACGCCACCGACAATGGCTGGCATGTTCTGGACCAGGGCCACAAGCAGCTTGACACCAGCCATGATAAGCTGTGGGATGGCTCCAGTGAGGGCACCGAGCACCCCGTGGATGATCTGGGGGATGGCTCCTACTACCGTGTTGATGATCTGAGGCAGAGCACCGATGAGTGCGATGAAGAGCTTGATGCCCCCATTGACTAGCTGGGGGATGGAACCAATGACGGCCTTGAGTACCGAAGAGATGATCAGCGGGATGGCTGCCACGATTGCTGTGATGATCTCCGGAAGTGCAGTAACCAGCGCCGTCAGCAGCTTGATTCCAGCGTCGATCAGCAGGGGTATGGCCCCGAGCACGCCCTTGATGACAGCCGTGATGATCTGAGGCAGCGCTGCTACGATGGTGGTGATGATCTGAGGCAGAGCGCTGATCAACGAGGTCAGCAAGCTGACTCCCGTGGTAATGATTTGCGGAATGGCTGCTACCAGGAAGCTGATGATGCCCATGATGAGTGGTGGCAGCGCGGCCACAAGCATGGGGATTGCCTGGAGGAGGCCAGCGGCCAGTCCCATGACGAGCTGCAAGGCGGCATCCAGTATGGCCGGGAGTGCGGTGATCAGGCCCTGGGCAATAGCCACCACGAGACCCACAGCCATCGTGATCATTGTGGGCAGGTTGGCCAGGAATGTACTCACCACACCTGTGACAAGCTGAGTAGCTGCCGCGAAGATCTCAGGAGCTGCCCTAAGCAGACCTTCCGCCAGGGCTATCACGGCCTTGAGGCCAGCATCCAGCAGCAAGGGTACCAGCGTAGACACCATTGTCACGAGGTTCAGCACAGCAGGGAGTACAGCAGGGATAAGCCCTGGGAGCGCCTGTGAGACGCCTGTAATGAGTCCACCGATAATGGCCACACCAGCCTGGAGGATGACCGGGATTGCCGAGCTTACAGCACCTACCAGACCAGTCATCATGCTGCCGAGCTGAGGCCCAAGCCTGGTGATGTTGGTGCCGATGTTGTCGATGATCGGCGTGACGTTATTGAGCACCGTCTCAAGCGAGGTGATTACATTGCCTGCCAGGGCTGCTACGTCCTGGTCGGCGCTACCAAGGCCCGTCAGCAGGTTGGCGAAGCTGCCCTTGAGCATGTCCACCGAACCGGAGATGGTCTGTGCTGCCTCCTTAGCAGTGGTGCCAGTGACGCCCATCTTGTCCTGGACAGCGCCGATGGCTGCAATGATCTTGTCGTAGGAGACGCTGTTGATGTTCTCAGCCGTAGCCGTGAACGAGTCTCCCATGACTCCAGAGTCGTTGACCAGCCGAGCCATCTCTGTGGCCGTGCCACCGTACCCGAGCTTGAGGTTGTCAAGCATGGTGTAGTTCTGCTTGGCGAAGCCCTGGTAAGCGTTCTGGATGAGACCGATGTTAGAGCCGAACTTAGCCGCGTTGTCCGACATATCGGTGATGGCACGATTGGCCACCTCAGCGGCCTTGTCGGTGTCCCCACCGAGACCCTGAAGCAGCGCTGCCGAGAACGACGTGGCCTGGCTCATGTATTCGTTGGCGCTGAGGCCAGCGGTCTTGTACGCGTCGGCAGCGTACTTCTCCATCTTACCGGCGGACGACTTGAACATCGTCTCGATACCGCCGATGTTCTGCTCATACTGCGAGTACTGGCTGAGCACCCCAGCAGCGAGAGCGCCACCAGCAGCAACGGCAGCAGTGGCGAACCCTACCAGGGCCACACCTGCACCCTTGAGTCCGCCACCTGCAAGCTTGCCGAGCTTGGAGTCAGCAGCACCGGCATCGCTACCGATACCTGTGAGGCCCTTCTGGACCTTGTCGGCACCGTCGAGTGAGACCTTGATCTTCACGTCGTTGTCGGCCATGCTGTCCTCCTTACTGAGCTAGTGTTCCGGTTGTGGAAGAGATTCGCCCTGCCCTTGGGAGAGCCAGAAGGTCCCCATTCTCGGATCAGGACCTTGGCCCTTGTTGTGGGCCTCGATAGCCAACTTGTTGGCTGTGTTCCACATCTCCTGGCCCTCAGCAATTGCTTGGCTTGCTGGGCACTCAATGGACCATGCCGTATAGTCTTCTACGGTCTCTTCTCTTCCCAGTCTTGAGTTGTGCAAGTGCTGAGCGAGTGATCTACCGCACCCTGGGCACTTAGCGTCCTTGAGGTACTTCCATTGAGCTAGCACTTCTAGGTCTATCTCTTGCCAAGAGTCCGGACACCCCTCGTCAAGGAGGCGAACCGGGGGATGCCCGGACTCTAGAGCCATGTCTAGCAGTAACGCTAGTCGCGGCCCGATTTCGTAGGGCGGATCGTTACCTCACCGCCCGAGTTCTGCCAGGACATGAACGCCTGCACGACCTGGTGCAGTGCTCCACCTGGCAGAATTCCTTGGTTGCCCTTGGAGCTGAGCAGAGCGCCGTCGGTTGACAGCGGCTCGATGGCATCCTCAGACTCGGTCGGATCCTGGCCGTAGACGCCGATGAACGTCTTAGGCAGAACCTTCTCGTACTGCTCGATCGGGCTGAGGCCCTGCTGCTTTACCAGCGCGGCCCATTCGTTGAGATCGAGCTGACGGTACTGAACCCAGACGCTGTTGGTCTCCGGACGGGTGTCGGCCACACGCTGCTCCAGGTCGGCGATGTTGTCCCCAAGGAACCCCTGCCCACCTGCCAGCGTCCGCATGGCTTTCGCCGTCTGAAGCTCCTGCTTGGCGTCTTCGTGCTCCTGGGAGTAGGTGCCCCCCAGATCGACCTCTAGCGTGAGTACCGACTTGCGCCGAGCCTCTACCGCTGCTTTCAGTTCCTCGTAGCTGTTGAATGCCATTTCTGTGTCTCCTTGGTTAGATGCTGGTTAGGGGTAGGCCCGGTCTGGCCTAGGCAGCCAGGGCTACAGCGGTCGCGCTGCGTGCCTGGACCGTGATGTGGGCAGTGATGCCGACGAACGTGTTGTTGGCCTCCAACGGGTCGATGGAGGTGATGATGGCCTTCCAGATCCAGACCTTCTGAGCAGCAGCGAGGGCATCCTCGTGCGGGAGGCCGTCCCGACGCCACACGTACACGACGTCGCCGATGCTGAGCCCGGTGATGAGGTCCTCGTCCGCCTGGCCCGTGCCCTTGATGACCAGGTCGTCGATAGAGTGGGTGGTGCTGCCCGGAAGCTGCTCGGACGATGGGTCGCACAGCCAGTCGACCGACTGGCTATCCGTGCTGCTGGTGCCATTGAACGTCTGGATCGAGCAGTCGAGGCCGATGCCCGCACTGAGTTCGGCCAGGGTAGGGGCGTTGATGTCAACGACGACAGGGGCTACCCCGACGGCGACGTTGCCCCTGCTGATCTGAGTGGAGGGGTTCCACTGGGTAAGAGGTGCCATGATTCCTGTTTCCTTCCTTGCTTACTTGCTGGTGGTCTTGGGAGTGGCGCTGGTGTCCTTGCGCTCGGTCTCCTGGTCGGTACTGAGGTCGCGAGCCTGGGTGGGGGTAGCTGAGGTGCTAGCCTCCTCCCCCAAGGCCTCCCTGCGGAGCGGCCGGAACCCCTGCACGGTCTCACCGGGCTTGAGGTCCCGCACCTTCTTGTGGATCTTACTGTTGTAGTTGGCCTCCGAGACGGCGTACCGCACCCCGGAATCCTTGTGGTCGACGACGATGCCACGTGACATTAGATACCTCCTTGATTGAGTTGGATGGTCACCTGGGATTCGTAGTGACCCTCGACCTGAGCACCTGAGTAGCCCATGGACGTTGAGATGACGGTACCGCCTACGCGCTGGCCCTGGAGAGTACGCATGAGCAGTAGCGCTAGGTTGAACGATGCCTCGACGCTGGCTCCACAGGCATAGAGCGCGGTCTGGTAGTCCCAGCCGAGCGTGTCGCCTGACAGGGCCAGATCATCCACATCGATGATAAGAGGACGGTGTACCGTGTACGGCAGTGTGGCCCCAGTGGTGGGGTATCCGTTGTAGACGGCCAGGTTGCTAGCCTTGATGATGTCGCTGACCTCAGTAAGGATGCTCATAGTCCCAGGTCACCTGCTTCCATGAACCCCTTAGCATCCTTGGCCAGCTTGCGAGCTGCCACGATGTGGAAGGGACGAGCGGCCATCCGGCTGGTACCCAAGGCCACATAGGGAGCGTAGGTGACCGTTGGGCCGACAAGGTAGGTGGTCTTGGAAGCGCGCTCAGCCTGGGTGCTGTTGAGCATGGTTCCAGTGTCCACAGCGTGCATGTGCTGGATTTCTTTCTTGACGTAGCCCACTCCGAGCTGAGCCAGCGTGCGGAGCTTCTGGTCAGCTACGGGGTCCACCTTGGTTGCAGCCCTGGCAAACTTGCTGGCAAGCTGTCCCATCGTCATGCTCATGACAGACCCCCCTTGCCTTCCTGGTTTACTACTTCGAAGTCGCTGGCTACAGCCTTGCGGATGAGCGCCAGCCCGTTCTTGCTGACCTTGTCGACCAAGAGGGTCTGACCCACGAGGTCGGGTTCTGCCAGGCACGACAGTACCTTCACTGCCTGACCTGACTGGAGGCTAGTACCACGTGCAACCTTGATGGAGTACACGCTGTCCGTACGGGACTCTGCTGCGTTGTCCAGCGTGGTGGTCTGCACTATGCCTGCGACCGGCTGGCCCACAGGGGTGAGTGTGCGAGTGACGTTGATGCCTACCGTCACCGGGTCACCAACCTCCATGATCTGGAGCGAGTCCACCAGGACGGTAGACAGGGCCAGGGCAGCGTTAGCCAAGGTCTGTGTCGACATTGCCATCTTTCCTCACCCTACCCATCCCATCATAGTCACTCATGTCTGTGTGGTCAACGTGAGGCCCCCCTGGGATAGCAACCGACCTCAGCACGGGAGCGCTGGTAGCCTGAGCCACCTGCGACATACTCCGGTAGTAGGCTGCTAGGCCTCCCCAGTTGGGAGCGTCTACGGTGACGCTGGTGCCTTCGCTGGAGGACTGCTTGACGAAGGGCTGTGATTGCAGAAAGCCGATGAGACTGAGCGCTGCCCAGTAGATGTCGTACGTAGGTTCGTAGCCCTCAGTACCAGGCCACACGTTGAAGGAGTCGGGCACGAGCGCCTGAGCAAGCGCGTCCTGCTTCATCTTGTCGGTGAGCAGCGCGGAGTTCGGCAAGCTGGCAAGTAAGCCAGTGAGATCTTCCAGTGCAGCCATGACATCCTCCTTCTGGTAGAAGTAAGGGGCAGGCAGACCCGCTACCTGCCCCTTACTACCTGAGTGCTACCTAGACGCCCGCGTCGTCGATGCCGTCACCGGGGGTCGGGTCGGTGTCGACGAGGACCGCGAAGGGGTAGTCCTCCGGCGAGCCGCCGATCCGGGCCGTGCTGTAGGCCGTGGCGAACGCCACTCGGAACTTGAATCGCAGGGCGACCATGTCCCGCTCAGCGAGGTTGATCTGGTTGGCTCCGGTGCCGATGGTGGCCTGGTCGAGGAGCTTGACCTGGACGTCCTCACGGATGCCCAACACCACCTTGGAGCTGTCGCCGACGAGCGCCGTGGCAGCGGAGCGGTCCCAGCCACCATTGGTGAGGTAGCGGAGGTCCTAGCCGTAGATGCTGGCCGTGCTGCCGTCGGAGCGGACCGCGTCGAGGTAGATCGGCTGGCCGTCGTCGTCGCGCAGACCACGCAGGCTCCGACGCAGGAACCGACCGGTGAAGGCCGAGTTGAC